CAGAGCTTTGGTATAACGAGCCGACAGGCTGTCATACAGGTTGTCTTCGATGGCCTCTTCGGTCAGCGAGAAACCCAGAGCAATGGTTTCGTGGTTGTATCGAGCAGTCCATGCTTCTTGTGCGTTGTCATAAGCGATGGCTGAGCCTTCGTTTTTGACTGGCGCGGCGGAGAAGCCAGACAGCTTGGTCTCTTCTTCGAACGAACGCTCAGAGGTCTCAGTTTCGTAGATCTCTTTGTGTTGCTCACCGTAGGTTGCGTACTCCAGACCGAACAAAGCGTTCAGGCCCGGAAGCAGTTCTTTAAGTAGTTGTGCGCGTGAAATAGCCATGATTTAGCTCCTTATACCGCTGTGGCAGTGTAATAGGAATGGGTGCCAAAGTTTAGTTTGACAAGCATTTCTGGATACTGAGTGAATATAATAGTGGAAGCGCTAGGAATAGCGGTCACACTGCCCGGTACAGCAATCGCAGAGTTAATGGTCACTGTCGTAGCGCCCGCAGCCGCAGCTACAGATACATACGAACCAGATTGAATATACTGACCATTAGCAGCAATATAGCCAACTTCCGTACCCACAACCAACGCGCTAGATGCAGGCGTAGTAAGCGTGATAGTAGTAGAAGAAGATGAACCAACTGCCGTATATTGAATAGCAGTTTCTTCAACCAAACCAACGGCACGCAATGCCAAATCTGCACTTGTGCTTGACGCATTAAACAGAGCGGCAACAGCAGAATTACCTGTGTTGACGTTACCTGCATTCTGAATCAAACCAAAGTTTTGACCTAACAGAGCAGTAGAGGCAGAAGCAATGACCGTTGTAGCGGAACACATCACGACTTTAAATACTGTATCAGGATCATCACAGACGATAGCTCTACCGGTAGCAGTAGTGCCGGCGGGCCAGTATTGCGCAAATTGCGTTTGCTTAGTTGTAGGGTTTGCGTATTCACAACCCAAGAAAACACCAACCAAACCATTGCCAGTAGAGTCAGTAGTGTCAGTGTTCTTAACAATAGAACCCCGAACAATATTAACCAAGTCACCGTAAAAGATGTTTGATGCAAAACCATACTGAATCGAGTAATCGCGGGTAGAACCAGCGAATACCTGACCGCCAATCAAATTGATTGGTCGTAGCCCATAGGGGGCCGCAACAACAGGATAAGCCATATAAGACTCCTAAAATTAAAGTTTACTTGCCTTTGCCGAATGAGGAGGTTGATTTCCGCTCATTAAACAATGGCATACGAGGATCATTCTGACGCATTAGATTATTGTCCACGGCCTCAATCTGGCCCTCAGATTGTCTTGCGTAGTGCGAAGTTCGCTGCTCTACGAATTCAATCGGAGTTTTGCAAAGCAATAATCCGCCAATCTCGATGTTGTCCTTGAAGCGACTTGTCGGATCAACTAACAGTTGAAATTGCGGCTGTTCCTCAATCTTGACTGGCTCCCAGCCCTCTCGGAGTTTGGCCGATAAGTTACGTGGGTCAGCATTATTCAAGGTTGAAGTACGAATCCATCTGTACGCGAAACCTGGCTGTTTGTCTGGCTCAGGTAAAAGTTCTGCGGGCGCCCACTGCTTAGGACGTTCCGTAGCCGAACGCGTTTGTAATTCACGACTTTTGTTTTCAGCCATTGTTGGCCTCCATTTTCATTTTCTCAAGGGCGTACTGCTGCGGCGTTAATCCTAACTTTTTGGCAATGCCAATTTCAGATTGTTTCAGCACGATCCGCTTGGAAGATGTGCTTCTACTAGCCGGCGCTACTACCGTTGATGACCTATCTGTACGCTGTCTGTTTGTGGACTGCGTTTCATTTTTCTCTTCCGTAAAATACTCGGGAAACCGTAGACGCATTGTGTCGTCAACTTTTCGCCAGTATTCATCGGTCGATGGATAGCTGTCCCCATTCTGATTAACCAGCTTTTGGTGCAGACCAAGAGCCAAGCTAGTCATTTCCTCATCCTTGCCAAACCATGTGTTGCGCTCTTGCCACGCAACAGATTTGGAGTCCGGCTTGGGAGGCTGGACTTGAGGAACACTATTTACAGGAGTTTCTTCTTGTTGTAAAGAAGGAACATATTCTTTTGCTTTTTGCAACTTATAGTTAGCATCGGCAATTTTTTGTTGCGCCTTCAACAATAGGTCTGGGTCACCCATGTCATACGCACTCTTAAACTCGGTGTTTGCCGCCTCAAGCTCAAGTGCTGCCGCGCTCTTATAAGTATCTAAATAGTTTCTCTCACCGTGAGAAAGTCTATTTTTAAGATGCTTGTTTTCCTCCATCGCCCTTTGGGCAAAAGTAACCGCCTCTTGCTGCTCACGTAAAGCGCGTTCTTTCTCGCGGCGCTCATCGTGCCAAACCTTTTTCATTTGTTTAAGTTTGATTTTGACGTTTTCGGAGTAATCTCCTAACTCGTCTTTATCCAACTCCTCAACCAAACTCTGAGGTAATGGCTCGCGGCCTCGATCTGCTTTAGGCGTATCGTCTTCTATCTCAAAGTCAAAATCATCTTTATCTTCTTTGACTTTCTTTTCCTGCTTTTCATCAGGAAATTCAAACTCTTCGTAACTGTCTTTATCACTCATTTGTGCCTCCTTAGGCTCTTGAAATACCGCGTGGGTCAGCTACTACTGCTTCAACCCCGTCGTCATTAATTAGACGGAACTCGCGGCCATGAATCTTTAGCCGAGTACCTGAGTTTGGCCGAGCAAGAATAAAATCACCCTCGTTGCACCACGGTCCCGTTGGGAACTTAGTGGCGTCCTTGTAGCAGTCCGGCCCCATCTTGATTACAAAAAAGACGGTAGCTAATGCTTCTTCAAAACGTCGAGTTTCATCAGCTTTGATGAGTCCACTCTCATACTTGTCTTCCGCTTCAGGGATTGTCACAAGGATGTGATAACCCGATGGTTCTGGAAGTTGTTTTGCTTTTTCTTCTGCTGTTTGTGGCAGTGTAGATATTTCACCGCTTTCTGTAGCGATGGCTATTTCACTCATCTGATTGCTCCATAAGTTTTGCTAAGTCGAGGATGTAACCTTCAGTTGTAGAGAGTCCTCGTATCTCCCCGCAAAGTTTTTGATACTCCGCAAAATCTTTCGCCGCGCTTTGTGAGACAGCTATGATTAATTGGTCACGACGTTCCCGCACCTGCTTTAACAACACTTCTAAAACTTTGTCCATCACTCACCTCTTGTTGGTTTGGTCTGGTTTATTGCTGCTTGATCTTTGGCGATTTGAGTGCCAAGACGAACACCTTCTGCTTCCATCTTTGCATCGAGATCTGCTTTGTCTTTTGCCGATCTGGCGCCGACTTGCATACCTGCGATTGCCTTCTGAGATTCAATTCTTTCGCGCTCGATTTCCATCTGATCCGCTTTAGCCGAGGCATCCAGAATTACTTTGTTTTTCTTAATTTCTGTTTCTTGTTTCTTGATTTCTACTTCTTCTTTCTTCAGAGCCAACTCTTGTTGTTGCATCTGAACGATAGGATCTTGAGCTTGTTGTTGAACTTGCTGTTGTGCAGCCTGCGCCTGATTTGCTTGCAACAGTTTTTGTGCTGCCGCCGCCATCATGCGCGAGTATTCAACTTCAATTTCCTTAGACATTTCCTCATCCATACTCGGAAGCGGAACGCCCAATTGCTCTTCAATCTTCTTGCGATATTCAAACGCTACATGCTCACTAATGTGTGCCTGCATAGCAGCCATCATCGCTTGCGCCTGTGGGTTTTGACCAATAATTGCAGCGATTTTTGGATCCTTAATGGCAGACTGATGTACTGAAATATGCGCCTCATGGTCCTGATAAATGAATGCTTTAACAGGCTTCATGTTCATTACTGCCATGTTCTCTGACACAGGGTCTTTAGGTTTAAAGTCCTCTGCGCTAGGGATAAGTTTGCCAATGTTTTTAATGCCAAGAACTTCTAACATCTGACGATTCAATTCAACCTGATCGTAGATTTGTGGAGCTTGTGCGGCCATCTGCATGACCGCTTGGTACTGCACAACTTTCTGCGCCATCGTTGACGCGTTCGGGTCACTCACAGGAAGAATATCTACCTGATCGTAATCCGATTGTTTAACAGAACGACTACCATCTACCGGCTCATATGCGTAATCTGGTGGTGTGCAGTCACGAATAATGTCGCGCAATAAACGGAACTCTTGTTTCATCGAATAATGTATACGGGCTTGTACCGCAGACATTACTTTAAGAGTGCGCTCTAAGATCGCCAACGTCGTACCAACTGGTGAGTTGGCCGACATATCGGATACCTTCATATCAGCAGCAGAAGCAAAGCGACGGCCTTCTTCTACGATCTGATTCATTAAAGCCAGCAAGACTTGGCTAGGCTCTTTATATGGTAGCGGCAAAATATTGTCGCGGATCGTACCTGACGCCACATCAACGTCACGGAATTCACCTGGGCTAATAGGCGTGTCGTCACCCTTAACGCGCATACCCTTTGTCTTCAAGCCGCCTGGCAGATTAGACAACGTACCAGCATCAACTAATTGCCGAATGATTGACGTACCTGATTTAGCAAACGCGCCGATAAGGTGAATCAAACCAAAGCAATAGAAACCAAAGCCAGGCACATAACCATAGTGAACAAAGTGGCTGCGCTTCTGCTTCGTCTTATCTTCTGGCCGCCAGTTACGACGAATAGCTAAGACTTCTTGCGACGACTTATCCATCGTCACAATATATGGCAGTGCTATACCAGTCTCTTCGCCATCATCATCTTTATCTTCATAGCCTTCGAGATCCAAGAACACTTGCATCTCAATAAGCTTGTAGCGATCATCACTGGTTGCCCGAAAGCCCATCTTCTCAGCAATTTTCTTCTCTACATCGTCCAGCGTATCTACCGGCTCAGGCAATTCAATATCCCGATAAAAGCCAGCCACTTGCAAACGACGTAAATCATTTTCGGTTTTGCGCATCACATGGGATACGCGGTCAGCCGTTTCTAAATTGCTTGAGCCGTAAGGAACCACAACATCTTCCGCCGGCACAAACAATGAAACCTGACGATCCAACGAAGGATCAAAGTACACTTTCTTAAACGCATTGCCAGACAGGCCCAAGCCCCACAACATACGCTCATGTTCAGGACGATACTCAACCATCTTGTCCGTTAGCTGGAAATTCATGTCATCCTGCACGCGCATTGCCGCTTCTTTTTTCTCTGGCGTTTCCTTGCCGATGATCTTGGTCTTTACTGGCCCAGAAGCAGGAAAGGTTTCCATGATTGTCTCAGCTTGGAACTTAACCAATGCCTCCGACAACAGTGGATGGTAAACACCGCACGCACCTTCCCACGGTTCGGCGCGCTCCTCAATCTTCATGCCCAGCAATTCCAAGCCATCTACATAAGTCTGCATCCAATCTTTACGCGAACTAATGTCGTCATCAAAGTCAGACAGCAAATCTCCAGCCAATGAAGACAACGTGCCGTCATCTATATACTCAGCAAGGTTCGCATCAAAATCATCTTCTGATTCTTCGTCCGGCTCGATCTCAATCTCTAGCCCCTCTAATTTAAGGCGTACTGATTCCGGGTCTTCAATCTCAATCTCAATATCTGGCTCACCAAGCATTGCCTCTAAGCCAGTTGGCGCCTGTGAAAGCGACTTATCAATATTCGTTGCCATAGTTGTCCTTAGTAATACGACTTTTTACGACGGAAGCCGATCTCATCTTCCTGTTCATCTGAATCTAACCGCAGAAACCCGCCCTGCCTAAATCTAATCAGCGCCTGTGTAGCCGAGTCAGTCAAGTCATCATGCTCAGCATTCGGGAACCGCGCCATTTCCTCTATTAACTCATCGGCCCAGCGCGTATCCGGCGCCCAAACCTTACCAGATCGGAATAAGTCTGTAACCGAATTAATACGCACAAACTTATCGTTACCCCTGACCGGCGTATAGTCCGAAACCATCACCCCCATCGCTCTCAACTCATATATAAGAGGTGCGCCGGCTGCTTTGGCCTCGATAATACAAGCATCAGGCTCCCATTCATCGTAAAACCGCTTAGCCGTGTCCTTCAACTCCGGGAATTCCATCTTATTCTTGTAGGCGTCCAACAGAATGATGTTCACATCATCCGCATTCTCGTTTAAATGGAACACACCCCATGTAGTACACGCAGAATAGTCGGCCCGCTGGCTCTTCGTGAATGCCGTATCCCAAGATTGGATAATAAACTCGCATCTCGGCGGCCTATCTGGCTCCCAACGCTTCCACCAATCCCGTTTTACTATCGCGCCTTCCTCTCCGGTAGGCTTTTGCTGGTACTGGGCATTCCATTTGTACGCCGGAAGCTCATCTTTCAGGGCTTCTAGCTCCTCTAATGACCAAAACTCGGGCCATAAAGACTTGCCAGACGGCATAATGGCCGGTAATTCGATCACTTCCCAGTCTGTGTTGTCACTTTTTAACACTTTGCCGGTCAAATCTTTATCCGACCAGCGTGTCATCACTATAATAATCGCCCCGCCAGGCTGTAATCGCTGCCGAGGACCAGATGTGTACCACTCATACACACTATCAAATACCGTAGGGTCACCTTGGGCTAACCTAGCCTCTTGCTCTGAGTGCGGATCGTCAATAATAAGTAGATCGGCGCCCTTACCAGTAACAGTACCCCCCAGCCCAATAGCAAAGTAATCCCCCCCATGATTAG